TCACTTCTCCTTGCTCATCATCGGAACGTCCAGCGTCGGCGATATTTTGACCTTACGATCATACGTCACAACCTGGCTTTCTGTTTTGTGTCCACTAAACATCTGCTTCTCTTTGCTACTACCTTCATAGTCTGAAATCGCCTTGGCTTTAATATCGTGGAACGTACCCGGAACAGGTCGACCCAGTTTCACCGCGGCTTGCTTTTTCGCGTTATTCCACCATGTATTGAATGTTTTTTTATTCATCCGTCCACCTGATGGTGAAGGGATTACATAACCGGCTGCTGATTTTCCGATAAGATGTTTTTTAGCCAAATCAATCGCCGCACGTAGACGGGGTGTCCATTTCTTGATCTGTTTTTTACCCGTCTTGTTTTGCTCAATAAAAATCCCATCTTCCATTAGCTCGGAAACTATCAAATCAAAAACGTCGCCTTCGCGGGCTGCACAGAGATAAGATATTTCCATCGCAACTTTTACTTCTATTCGTGCGCATTCGTAAACAGCCAGATAATCTTCATCTGGAATATAAACGTCACGATCTGCGAGAGTGAACTTACGGATCCCGCGACAGGGATTTCCCTTCACATAGCCACGTTCAAAGCCCCAACCAAAAACCCGCGACATGCTGGATACTTCCTGATTTGCCTGGTTCTTACTGGAAACGCCGCGCTTATCCATATAAATACGAACCTGCTCAATTTTAATGTCGTCTGCTTTCATCTTGCCGAATACCGCCAGTAGCTTCTTCTGGTGTTGGCGATAATCACTCTGGGTACGAGTCGCCAGCTCAGTGAATGTCGGGCTGTCGAGGAACATTCCCCATAGCTTGGCAAATGTCATTACGTCATGGCGCTCAGCTTTTGCTTTTTCGTAATTGGCCCAGAGTTTTGACATACTTGTTTCGCGTATCTTCCCCAAACTAATACTTTTCTTTGTACCTTTTGGTTTCCAGACATAGCTATATTTATTTTTTGTGACCCGAGGCGGAAGTTGTATATCCTTCGGATCTTTACGTGGTCTTCCCATAGATGGCGTCAAAGTTGGGTTCTGTTGCAACATACTCGTCAACCTTTGGCAATTCAGTAATATTAGGTGCCAGACTTCTACGCAGGACAATTGGGCGATTTCTTCGATCTGTAGTAAACGGAATGCCGTGACATCGAAGTTGACGCTGCTGTTCTGTGTACCGTCTGTATCCAGTAATTTCAGCAATTTCCACTGGTGACAGTGTGAGTTCGTACATAGCTATCACCTCAGATAGCCAGCCAGTAAAAGATAACTGGCTGGTGGGCGTAATTCTGAAAATAAAAAATCAGTTTTGAGTCAGTTTTTGCAGCACTCTATTACCCTCAATGAGACGCTGCCAGATTGCAGAAACATACCGGGCCTGGTGTATAGCATCGGCAAGGGCGTTGTGCCGTTCTCCCTCAAATGGGATGGTTTTCTTCGGGTCGATTCCAATTGCTTTACCGAGCTCTACAATTGTTCGAACATCGCGATCATTCCAGTATTCCCACGGGTATTCTTCAGCGATGTAATCAAATGAAGAACGCAGAATACAATTATCGAAAGATGCGCCATTACCCCAGACCTGAGCAGTTTTGCGACCTCCAGGGATATTTTCGAAAATAAATTCACGGAACTGGAGTAGGGCATCAAGTAGCGGGATGGCGTCATCATTCACGATCGCTGAGCGCGCTTCGGAGGACTGCTTAAGCCACCATATAACGGTTGGTGCATCCATTTCCGCACCCCAATTTACAGACGACTCGAGGCTTATGACTTTATAGAAACTTTCCCCGATTGAGCCTGTAGCCGGATTAAACACGACCGCTCCGATAGCAACGATGGGGGCATTTTGTTTTTTACCCATAACCTCAAGATCAACCATGACGTGAACGTCATCTGCTGGTAATTCTTCAACATCATTATGATGACTGGATTCAATATTTACGGTAGTTGTTTCGCTACCAATGTCAGCATTACTTGTACCTGTATCAGCTGCTGTTTCGCTTTCAGAAATTTCATTAACAACTTCGGTTTCATTACCGAAATTCTCTTCCATCTGCACATCACTGGTGGACTCTGCGGTAGAATTAGTTCTGGTTAGATCTTCTGTAACCCATTTGCCGTCGTTAGGATCGCTGATGCCTTCGATATATTCACCACGGTTAGCGGCTAATATCTGATTTGTTTTGTCCTGCAGATCACCTTGCTCCGGGTTTTCAGGCATTGCGTTTGATGTGCGGATGTTCGCCAGTGTTTCTTCAAGCATTCGCACACGTCTGGCCGGAACCTTAATCCACTTATGCAGTGCCTGTAATGTGAGGTGATGAATTTCGTCATCTGAAATGGAGAGACCACCTACCTCCATAAAATAAAGGTCGAATGAAAGGGATTTGATAAAATTATCCCGTTCGATTTCTAAAAGGTTAAGCAGTTCACTTGCTTCTGACAGATCCATTACTGGAGTTTTACCGGAAATAACCAGTTCTACCTGAGGCCTGATTTCAAGTTCGCGCGCCGGCGTATCATCGGCCTGATCATTCGCGCCGGTCATCTTATCTGCATCACTATTGTCAGGTTCTTCAACTTTACGCATTGGCATAGGCATCGAGGAACGGCCGCAGGCGATATCAACAATAAGCTCGTCCGGGTGAGCGTGGTCGGCTTCAGTCATGACACGGTTCAGATATTCGCGATGTTTCACCGGATCTTTCCACAAACCCTCTGGCGTTGTTTTAACCGTCGCGACATTACAGGCCCGTGAGTAATCGCGACCACCAGGCATGGACATGAAAAGCTCGCGAGTTGCCAGGAACTCAGCGTTTTCCATCTTATTCATCATGCTGTTTGCCTTAATATCGACGTCCAGCGGTGGGCTGTAGATGTCGAACTCCTGGGTACGGGCTATCAATCCCAGACAGATCTCGAATTCAAGGCCGAGGGGCGTTAACGGAGTCAGGCGATCTGTTGCGTTACCGCCGCCGGCATTCGCGCCGGAGGGCGTGCGATTTACGGCAGAAATACTATTACCAGCAGCCCATTCTTTAGTCAGAATCCCGCGGTCAATGTGCGCCGTTTGAAACCATAATTTGGCAAACTGAACCTGCTTACCAAGCTCATAGCGTTTCCCTTCAGGGAAAACGGTTTTGAATGCACTGGTGAATTTCCACAGACCGGGAATATCGTATTTCTTAATTTCCGGTACATTTTCAGCAGCCAGGATCAGATTCTGTATAGCGTGATTCTCTGTATCCATTTCCATTAAGGAAAGGCGGTCCCGGTGTGGAATGCTAATGTGATACACATGGCGTTCGTCGGCCATGTACTGAGCCAGCAGCTGCGTGCGGAATGGCATTTCGGCCAGCTTGAACAGGGCATCTTCATTGTTTGAATAGTCCTCTTCATCATTCTTGCTGGCAGGGGGATTAGCTACCGGTTCATTGCTTACTTCTGGCTCTGCAGGGGCTGGAGCAGCAATTTTTTGCCAGCTCAATCCATCCTCGCCAAGTTTGTAGCGATCACACCAGGTGTCATCCAGCACACCTTCTTCTGGTAGATCATCCACGATGAGCCAGTTAGTGCGGATAGGGAGCTGGTGGTTGGCGCCGCGGCCAACATTAATCTCAGCGTCTTCCAGAATGTCCAGGATACGACGTTCGGCGCGGGAATCTGATTTAGCAGAAAACCAGCAGAAGAGGTTTTTCGCTTCGGTGGCTTTTGCCTTTGCTTTAATGAGATACGCGTAGTTGTTCATTGCGTTTGGGTTCCTTAAGGCTGTAAGATACCCGGGACTGTGAAAGCTCCCTCTGGGTAGTGGTCATTGTCAAAACTCGAATCCGGAAAGCTTTGGTCGGCTAACCGGGGTACTTAACCCGCCTTGCGCGGGTTTTGTGCTTTATGGGCCTTTTTCAGGCTGGTGGTGTTCAGTAGTCATTCTCAAAACCCGAATCAGAAACTTACTGCAGGCTGTTGGTCGTCAGCCGTCTTCAATGCCTTTTTGTATGGCTGGCATGTGCCTTTTACCTTCTGGGCCTCAGCATCGCTGTTACAACTGGTCTCAGATGGATACACGCCTATCAGGACATCAGAGCACTCGCCGGTCAGGGCGCACACGCTGATGACAAGGGCAAACAGCGTATTCATGCTTTAGCCTCAGGGTTCCCTTTCTGGGCTAACAGGTAGCAAAGCTGACGTAGCCTTGCTTCAAACCAGTTCAGTCGTGTTGCCTGGTGGCCAGTCGGTACTCGGGCAAAATCTGTCATTTTCATCTCCCTTTTATTGATGGGTAGGGGCTTTGCAGCGCGGCGCCGGGTGCCTCCCGGTGGCTGCAGCCAGTTAACAACTGCTGCCGACCTGCTTTTTCCCGCAACATGGAAACCGCCCATGTTTACCTTTTAACTGTGTCGCGTGCGCTTAGCCGCATTCACCGTGGTGCAAAGCAAAATTTGCGATTAGAACTCTGGTGCAGTCGTATCAATTCGCTTAACTGAAAGCGCCTCTTTGAACTCTGTAAAACTCAATACTTCGTCGCCTTCTGACAGGCTTTCAAAATATGCTTCATATTCCTTTTCCATCACTGTTTCCTTCCCTTAAGGCCGGGTCGCCGAACGTTGAAACCTGCTGCGAGTGTTATTGCTGTCATCTCATCCGGTGTTTCGTATGCCGCCGGCAGCTACTACGTGGGCTTCCTGCCTCGATGACGTCTCTGTGTTTATAGTTAAACTCAAAACGTGTTTGATTGTCAACACGTGTTGTGTTTTGGTCTTGAGATTATTTACGGGAGGAAAAAAAAGGCACAAAAAAAACCAGCCATATGGCTGGTTTGTATGAAATTAGAGTTGATTATTCTTCGGTGCTTTTAAAACGACCACGTAAATATTTTTCTACGTAATCGTCTATCTCCTTAAGACGAACTTGAAACAGATCTATCATTCGTTCTTGTTCAGATTCGGGCAGTTGATCAAACAAGCTGATAAGCCTTCTATGTTGAGGCGTCAGCCATTCCTGCGTGCTGTCCTCTCCGAAAATAAGTTCAGAAGGTGACATTTTTAAGGCCTTAGCAAGCGCAACAGCATCATCAATACCAATGGTTCTACTCGCTGACTCGTAGTTGCCCACGCGGGACTGAGCCCACCCGCATATTTCAGCAAGTGCTTTCTGAGATAGTCCTCTTTGCTCTCTGGCTTGTTTAAGACGAGCTGCAATTTGTTCATTCGTATTCATAAAGCGGTTTTACCACGTTGCGTGTTATCACTCAAAAAACATACCGTGTTGACACTCAAACACATACCGTGTTTTAATCTCTTCATCGCTTCTGTGCAGAGGTAAAAATGAACAACATCGCGAAGGAGAGACAGTCTCTCGGACTTACTCAAGAACAACTGGCCTCACTTTTTGGTTGGCGCCAGTCACGAATTTCTAATTACGAAAATGGGACACGAAAACCAACGCTGATTGACTGCCGCCGTATCGTAGAGCAGCTAAACAAGCTAGGGGCTGAATGTACCCTCGATAGTGTTTTCCCACCAAATATGGAGAAGGAATAAGCATGCAAACCATCTCTTTTGAAAATCATATCCCGGTGAAGGGTATGCAGCTGAAAACAGAAAATCAGTATTTACCGATGCGCCGCGATCGCAATAAGTGCAGGGCCATTTATACCGCCGTTCAGGAATGGGAGTTCTCATTACCTGGACGTGCGCAAGACCACGTCGCGCAGCTGGTGGCCGAACAGTGGGAGAAACAAAACGGGCGCGGAATCAGCGTCAATAAACAGAATCTGTATCGCTACCTGAAAAACGAGGGCGGTTCAGAGAAGTACACCAGTTATGTCATCCAGCTTTCGACGGCGATCGCTGATGCAATGCCGATAGAGATCGCGCGCAAACATGGCCTAAAAAATGGCTTAACTGAAACCGAGCTGGTGGCCAATGCAATCAAAGAATGCAGCGAAGCGCACCAGGCCAAGTTGCTTGGCGCACCTCTGCAGAAGCTAGAGCGTGAAATACGCGAAGCTGCAATTGCACTTTTTAACATGCTTCCTGCAGATGCGGCGGGACCACTACTGGCGAGCATTAGCGCCGTAGCGCCGCAATTTTTTTAATCGAGTTTTTACAATGAGTACCGTACAGAAAATAAGGGGGCTTCATGAGCATTGATGCAATGCGATGGGCCAAAAAAGTCAAAACCGGGAAATCTTCTGCGAAGGCAGTTCTGACCTGGCTGGCCGATATGTGCGGGGCTGATCTCTGTGCTTTTCCATCCATTCCTGCGCTGGCTGAAGCAACTGAACTGGATAAGAAAACAGTCCAGTCGAGTCTGCAATATCTGGTCTCGATTGGGCTTATTGAAGATACAGGTGAACGGCGTGGGCGGACTAAACAAATCCCTGTTTACCGGCTTCTTGGTGTGGAAGAAAGCATTGCCGAAGTTGAACACACCCAAAAACGGGAACATTACCAAAAACGGGATCGTTTAAACATACCCGAAAACGGTGTTGTTACATCTGGTAAGGGTACCGAAAGCGGGATTGTTTCCTGTACGCAAAACAACCAAACGATCCCGTTTTTTCCGTCAAACGATCCCAAAAACGGGATCCGGAATCTACCAGAGGAACCAAAAGATATAACCCCCACATATAGCGATTTGGTCGAACCAGTTAAACCGGGTTATCCGAATCAGCCCGGGATTGCCTTTGGTGCCAGTCAGACTTTCGGGAAGTTTGCGATGCATCAGGACTGGAAACCATCCGCGGAATTTCCCAGACAGGCCACGCTCTGGGGCATGCCGCTAAAGCCGGGGTTAAATCTTCCCGCAGAGCTAAGTAGCTTCATTGCCTACTGGCAGGCCGAAGGAAAAGTATTCCATCAGGTGCAATGGGAACAGAAGTTAGCCCGGCATCTCAACCGGGCGGAAGTCCGCCAGAAAAAACCAGTTAACGGGGGTAGTGCGAATGCAGGAGTTCAACCAGATAACACGAGATCTCGGGCAGTCCAGGAAATTCAGGCAGCCCGAGAACGGTGGGAGCGCGAAAACGGACTTGCTCGCGGCGGAAACTGCATGGCGCCTGTGGACGGTTATGGGGGAAATATTTTCGAACCGGTGGACCCAGAAGAACGGGGCGGCGCCATCGGATATGTGGATTGCCCAGATTGGATCGATGAGTGATGCCCAGATTACCCTGGTCTGCCGTCAGTGCATGGAGCGCTGCGCCGCGGGTAACACATGGCCACCGGATCTGGCTGAATTCGTAGCGCTGGTTTCGGCGAGTGGAGCCAACCCATTCAACCTGACATCCGAAGCTGTGATGGCTGAATACAAGCGCTGGCGCAATGAGTCTTATCGCTATTCGGGTAGCGACAGATACCCCTGGAAACAGGACGTGCTGTATCACATCTGCGTTGAGATGCGCAGAACTGGAGTTGAGCGAAACCTCACAGAGGGGGAACTAAAAAAACTGGCAGAAAAATTACTCACGAAGTGGACGAAGCATCTGGCTAATGGATTCTCGATCCCACCGATTCGCCGACAGCTTGAAGCGCCGCGACATCCGGCAGGGCCAACACCAGCACAGCTTCTGATGGAAGAGTACAAACTCCGCAAAGCGGCAGGTTTAACCAGGTAAACGAGTTTTGACCATGACCAAAAAAATCAAATCCAAATATCGCAATGAAATAACCGCCTTTGAATTCCTCAGGGCTAATCCGGATATGACGTCCGGCGAAATAGCTAGAGCAATGGGGCGTAGTGGCAGCTCTGTCAGTGGGCAGGTTAGACAACTGGCGGGTACCGGACGGATTGTCCAGACGGGCACTAAAAACGGTTCCCCAATGTGGAGAGTAAACGATATGCCGTTTGGTTGCGGTAACCCGATCAGAATGAGGTTCGAACAACTGCTGCAGGCACAACGTTCGAAAGGTAGGGAGTTCGCAGCATGACTGATATTACCCGGTTGTTAGCCAGCCTCAAGCGCCGCTCAGCCCATGCAAAAGAGTTCGGCCACGACGTTCTGTTCGTAAAGCTCGAAGATCTCGACGCGCTGGTAGCTGCTCTGGAGAAGGCGCAGCAGCGCATCGGCGAACTCGAGCGCGAAGAGGAATCTTTTCGCCCGGTCGGCGTAATGAGTGAGAAAGCGTAAGTATGCGAAGGATAAGCAAGTTGCGCGCTGCGGCAACGCTGTGCCGCCTCCGTTCGCCGAGGCTTTGGTGAGGGCTAATCTTCCAGAAATGTGCCAGTCAAAAAATATTGCAGCTTAATTGATACCTCCCTCATAATGAGGGGGGCAATGTTATGTCGAAAAACGGATGTAAAATGATAAATCAGAAAGTTATAGATGATCTCATGTGGTTATATTCTATTTTTGATATTAAGCTTTTGACTGTAATTGCTACTGGGTTTACTATTTATTTTGGATATCAAAAAGTAACTAAGAAAATTTGCGTTTCATATGGTGTTGGTGCTAGTTGTTTATATGATTCACATATTGCGAACTTGGTTGTCTCTAACAAGAGGGATAATTCAATTGCAATATCATCTATAATTCTTGGCGTCAGAGAGAAAGGTTCTTTTGAATTGGTAAAATTTACTGAGCCATTGGTTTTGAAAGGTTACGATACTAAGCTAATTGATGTGCCTAAATATAGTTCCATTTATGATAGGAATGGGCCGGTCAGGTTCGATATTTTAGAATCATTCTCCTTTTCTATTGTGACTATTTCTGGTGAGGTCGTCGTATGTGAAGTGGAAAGCCCAGTAACAATTAAAACATTAGAGGGGCAATTATCTAAGAATACTGTTACTTTTAATGATATTGTTCTTACAAACAGAATGTCATTCATTTTTTCTTATTATGTCGGTGGGAAGTCTGAGGATGTGATCATTGATAAGTTTGGATTTATCCCAGAAAATTCACCTTTTAATTTTAATATGCTTTCGGATGTGTCGAAAGATTTTTTTGAGTCTTTTTTGGTTTCACAAGGCTATCATGATTATTTTGACAATTATGCTCTGTACAAAGTGCATGATAATCTCCAAACTGAGCTAGTTTTAAGCAAGGCATCGATGAATGCTAAAATAGGAAAGAAATAAATTGGACAGGCGCAAGTTGTCTATGTCGATCTGCGTGGCCTTCCTCTAGTGAGTTATAATCTCCTTGCACTAGCCTGGGATGTTTAAAGAAGTGATGAGTCCAACTGAGAAATACAAAGTGTCGATATTCCAGTATAAAGGTCTTTGACCTCAGTCAGATATAGCTGATGTCAAACGCTTCAATGAGAAGAGATGGATTCTGTTGCTGGATAATGACATGCAAGAGGCGTGCTGTGGTAACGCTATGCCGACTCCATTCGCTGATGCTCTTGTGATGGCAAGCTTACCTGAAATGTGCCAAAAACGAGTTGCGGCTTAGTTGACTAAAACCTCACATGATAATACTGTTTATATATACAGTATTTCGTGTGAGGTTTTTTACTATGGGCTTCCCATCACCAGCTAAAGACTACGCAGAACAAACACTTACTATAAACAGACTGTGTCAGATTGGCGCAAATTGCCGCGTGTTAGAGACGAGCGCGGGTTTCGCCGTTGTTGATGTTTCCCGCCGCCCTAAGCAGGGAGATCACGTACTGATTTCTTTCTGCGGGATAATTCAGTTTGGCATTGTTCGCGGTCGCGCACTCATTACTTCAGATGGTGAAGCGATAGAGGGTGACGCCCTGGACGATGTGGACGTGAAGGGCGTTTTAACTTTCCTGATAAACCGGGCAAATTACGTTGAGGAAGACCCGAACCCTGTGATTTAACCCCGACCCGCTACGGCGGGTTTTGTTTTTTTTGGGGAAAACTTCAAGTTAAACATGAGCATGTGATTAGCAAAAAGTGACATCAAGGGCTTGAACATTTCATCTAACAAGTATACTGTTTATTTATACAGTATTTGCGTAAGGAGCTAATTATGAAAGTGGAAATCACAATTGATCGTCGCAAAAAGCTACCAGAGGGCGCTGTCCCGGCATTAGAGAAAGAGCTGCTGCGGAGGCTTGACCAAAACTTTAACAACTGCAGTTTGATCATTCGCCGAACCGGTACTGATGGTCTGAGTGTGTTTGGTGGGATGGATGGGGACAAAAAACGGGTGGAGCAAATCCTTCAGGATACCTGGGAAAGTGCTGACGACTGGTTCTATTGAGTAGAGGTCCAGTGGCTGACCTGGTTTATTTTGAGGATTTTGCTGTGGCTAAAAAACAACAAATGCCGAACACCGGCTATGTAGTAATCAGATGCGATGACGGGGTAATTGTTGCCCGTCTCACCTCTTTTCCCGTATGTGAGCGCGCTTTAATGTACCGTCGCGGTGATACTGTTTCATTTATGCCTCTGCAGCCCGATGAGATCGTGGGGACTCTCTCGCTGTTTTCGCAGATGATTGAAAGAGCAAAGACAGGAGGGGGTTACCAGATTCCTCCGGGCTCTGTTACACTCCCGTCATAGGCCTGAACAACCTATACCTGCTGCGTCACGGAGAGAAACCATGGCGCAAACAAAATTAATATCTGATGCGGAACAGGCTGGCGATCATGTTGATGGCGCTGGTCTTTCTTCATTCCACAACCTGACACCACGACAGCAGGAAGTTTTTGATCTGCTGGTGGCATATATCAATCAGCATGGCTACCCGCCGACCGTTCAGGAACTGGCCGGTCTTCTTGGCGTTAGCTCACCGAATGCTGTCGCTTTGCACCTTCGTGCGTTACATAAAAAAAACTTCATAAAACTGTCTCGCGGTGTTTCTCGTGGAATTTCTGTCGTCGGAAGAAAGGAACCATTACTTGCCGTGCAGCTGCTGCAGGAAATGATCGCTGACGAACCTGGGGCGCGTGATCGGGCGCTGGAGTTCCTGCGAGTGTACGAGGCCCGCCCATGAAGAAAAGCTGGTTTCTCCATGAACAACTTTCAGAGTCTCAGGCTCTGGAACTGGCGGAACGCTACCGGAAAAAGAATTGTCTGGTTGAGAAAAGCCTGTCGAGCGACTTTATCTCATGGGAACTCCGTGTGCTGTTGCCGGAATCCAGCAAGCCACCACGCATTAACAGAACCTACACACAAAAAATGTGGAGGGACTGATGCGCGCATTACTAAATGTTGATGTTGCCCGGCACCTGGGAATTGTGTTGCTTAAACCCGGGAAAGAGTTGATGCCTTTATTCAGCGGTGGGCGCGTGCTGGTGGAGACTCTGCCAGAAAAAATGAAGGCTCTACCAAGCGGGCGCATTCCTGACGCCGGGCAACCTTTACGAGATGATCCTGATATTCGACCATTCTTTATGAAAGAGCGGGTAGTGAGGGCTGCTGGTGGTGTGAATAGTCTCGAATCCTGGTTGCTTAAGAGGGTTAAGCATTGCCAGTGGCCACATTCTGATTATCACCATTCAGAGCTGGTAACGTTCCGGCATTCAACCGGGGCAATCGTCGCATGCTGGCATTGTGATAACGAGCTGAAGTACCAGACCGATCAAACCCTTGATAGGCTGGTAGGTATCAATAACGCAGATCTGATAATCGATGCTGCCCGTATCGCACTGGGATTTGACCCTGAACGCTCCCTGTCACTTGCTGAATTGTGCTGGTGGGCTGTCAGCGTTGGAATAGGGGACGAAATCACAGAAGAGATGGCGCGCCGTTCCCTCCGGCTTAAAGAAGAGGTTTTCCAGTCAGTCTACAAAGAAAGCGAAATCGTCCCATCGGTGCCGGCCACCAGCATTCTTTCCCCGCTTGTTGCTAAGGTTGCCAGGCATCCTGAACCACCAGCCCCGGTAAAACCAGAGGTGCCAGTGGTTGTTGATCCCGTGGCACCAGCCACTTTATTCACCAGACCTAAGCGGATCCGCTGGGTGTCAGATGGTTTTATTTCCTGGGTAAAGACTCAGCCATGTATGTGCTGCGGTCAGTCTGCCGACGATGCGCATCACCTTATCGGATGGGGGCAGGGCGGCGTCGGTACCAAAGCACACGATATTTTTACGATCCCTCTTTGCCGTAAGCATCACCGGACGCTTCATCACGATCCAGTTGCTTTCGAGCGTGAGTACGGCACTCAACCGGAATTGATTATTAAGTTGCTGGACCGGGCCTATGCGTTCGGCGTTCTGGCGTAAGGAGTTTTAAAATGAGAGATATGTATGAAGTAATGGACCGTTGGGGAGCGTGGGCAGCAGCTGACAACAGTGGTGTTGACTGGCAACCAATTGCAGCAGGATTTAAGGGACTGCTGCCACATGGCAAGAAATCACGTATCCAATGTGATGATGACCAAGGGATTATGATTGACGCTTGCGTTGCTAGACTGCGTAAATATAAACAAGAAGAATATGAACTGATTATTGCTCACTTCGTGATGGGCATCTCGTTGCGTAGTATCGCTAAGAAGAGAAAATGCTCTGATGGAACTATAAGGAAGGAATTGCATACTGCTTTAGGGTTTATTGACGGTATGCTATGTATGTTCTGATATTTGGAAGTTAAAATAGAGAAGTATAATTGGAAGTAAGCGTAATCTAGCTTACTTCCTGTTAAACTCTCGCTTCTCTTTAAACAGTTCTTTTATTTTTAGGGGTATAAAAGTGGACTGTATAAAGGAGAAGCATGTTAGGAAGGCAATTGAGTGACCAATAGCGGATTTTATATAGCTCAAAGGTATTGAAGAGTTGGTTTTGTCTTTGGTTATTAAATAAAAAATAAAGATTAGCGCTAATGTGAGAATGTATAGTAAGAAAAGTGCATAATACTTGTTAAAACGCATCAGGAACCTTCTTTCTTGATTCGCAGCATCTAATGCACTCATATTGTTAAGAAGTGTTGAGTTCTCACCTGACATAGTAATTACTAATAGTAAAAAGCCTGACAGAATCGAAAAAACATTAGCCACCAAGTTTAATGCGTCTGTGTTATTAGTTAAGCTTCCAGTCAAAAAAACAGAGAAACTCAAAGAGGCTATGATGTTTAGCGCTGAGACAAGTAGTCCCGTTGTGTTAATGTTTTTTAGCATCTTAGCCTCCTTTTATCTCCTATCATTATAGCTCTTTTGCTACAAAATCCTCTAGGATTTCTTTTGCGTATTTAGCATTTATAGACTTAGAACCATAAGGCACCGTAAAGTACGTTTTAGTTACTTTCATATCGTCACTATAAAATTTCTCACCCTTTTTAGTTTCAATATAAAAATCTTGGTCTAAATCACTTACCCATGTTGCAGGATTATTTTCAATCGATTGGGCTAATTCAGCATTACCTTTTGCATCTATAGTCAAATGTCCAGAAATACCTTTAGCTCCAACGGTTGGCTCTTTTTTAAAAATTGATTCTATCAAACCCGGAGCCTTAACGAAATCAGACTCATCTACATCAATGTTGAGGTGGAGGGCTTTTAATTTGTCCTCCTTGATTTTTTGGATGACATTATTTTTTAAGATAGGAGTTGGTGTCACTGATATGCCAAACTGATTCAACATTTTTGCAATTTTAACTTCGCACCAATTTGTTGAAATTTGCATCAGCGAAGCTATTCGATTGTCTTTTACCATCAAAAATGCATGCAGATCATCCAGATTTTCTACGTCAAGCAAATCACTTGTCATTTTTTTTAAAGGAGTAATCGAAACTTGCGCTTTCGGGTTAAACAAAGCTAAATGAAGATAGTGGCAATTATTGTTTGTTTCGAAAGCCTTCAGAATGAGATGCTTATCTGTACTAATCTTAATAACAGAGTTGACTTTAAAAGCCTGAGATTTGGCTATTTGATTATAAAGAATATCAGTCGATGAGGTGTTAACTTTAAAACCTCTAACGAGACACCTCTTAGTGTGTCCATCTTGTTTTTTGTAAGAAAAATTCATAAATGACCTTAAGTTATGATCATGAGCTGTATGAGAGGATTGTAATAAAATGCTAACGCGTACGCAAAAACTATCTTAATCTGTTAAGAGTAGTCACTACGACACATAACTTAACCTTCAAGCTCAACCCGATGGTGGTTTGCTCTTCCTTGTTAGCTTGCGTGAAAATATAAACAAAAATGTTTATATTTTGCTTGATTTTATAAGCAAAAATGTTTATTATTATTTCAAGTTAAACAGATAGGAGGAGGAAGTGAAGCAAAGCGAGTTGAGGCGTTGGCTTGCAGCTCAAGGGGCAGAGTTTAAAGATGGTACTAACCACCTGAAAATCTACCTCAACGGCAAGCAAACGGTAATGCCGAGACATCCGGGTAAGGAAATACCGGAACCGCTGAGGAAGGCAATTCTTAAGCAACTCGGCATCAAATAAAATCCAGCCCTTCGGGGCTGGTACTCGCGGAGGTTCACTTAATCAATATGCGATACCCGGTAATTTTTGAGCATGACGAAACCGGCTGGGCGGTATTCTTTCCGGATATCCCAGAGGCAATGACGGGCGGGGAGACCAGGGAGGAAGCGTTAGAAATGGCGCAGGATGCTCTGGTAACGGCGTTTGATTTCTACTTCGACGATCGCCGGGAGATTCCCGCGCCATCAGCTGACGGTGAGGCATTTGTTGAGGTACCGTCCAGCGTAGCTGCGAAGGTATTGCTGCTAAATCGTCTGGTAAGCACCAACACCAGCAATGCTGAACTTGCTCGCATGATTAATACGCGTCCGCAGGAAGTACAGCGCATCGTATCGCTTGGTCACAGCACCAAAATTGATACGATTCAAAAAGCGCTGGCAGCGCTGGGACAGCATATGGAAATTGTCGTTCGTTAATCACCATCTCCCCTAACCAAAAGGTCGCCGCGTTGGCGGCCTTTTTTATTGCCTTCGATATTCATTCTTTCTTACACGTATAGCACCTCAACAGGAGGTGTCGGATGAACAGAACCATGCCTGACAAAATTGCCTCTGCAGTAGGGTATTGCACTTCGGGCGGCCTCATCTGCTGGGGCGGCATTGCCAGATGGGTACATGAGCTCGACTGGAATTTGATTGCGGTCATCGGCGGTTTCGTGATCGGCTTACTGACTTTCTTCGTGAACTTTTATTTTAAGCGGCGCCAAACCAGAGCATATGAAAAGGCTCTGGCACGAGGCTATGTAACGCCACCACCACAGGATCACTGATATGGCCAACCTGAAAACGAAACTCAGCGCAGCCATGCTGGGATTAATAGCGGCTGGTGCATCCGCCCCAACTTTGATGGATCAGTTCCTGGATGAGAAAGAAGGTAACAGCCTTACCGCTTATCGCGATGGTAGCCAGGGGATCTGGACTATTTGCCGAGGCGCCACGCGAATTGATGGAAAACCCGTCACGCAGGGAATGAAGTTGACCCAGGCCAAATGCGATGAGGTGAATGCTATCGAACGTGATAAGGCGCTGGCGTGGGTTGATCGGAATATCCGCGTACCGTTGACGCCTCCGCAGAAAGTCGGCATTGCTTCATTCTGTCCGTACAACATCGGCCCCGGTAAATGCTTCCCGTCTACGTTCTACCAGCGCATCAACGCCGGCGACCGTAAAGGCGCATGTGAAGCGATTCGCTGGTGGATTAAGGACGGTGGGAAGGATTGCCGCATACGCTCTAATAACTGCTACGGGCAGGTAACGCGCCGGGATCAGGAAAGTGCACTGACGTGCTGGGGGATTGACCAGTGAATGCAACTTACTTAAAGCCAGCTATCGCCGCGGTGATTATTGCTGGTGCCTTTGTTGCTGGTTTAGCCTGGAGCGATCGAGCATGGGAAAAGCGGTGGGCAGAACGTGATAGCGCCGAATCGGCTCAGGAAGTTAACGCGCAAACCGCTGCCCGGATGATTGAACAGGGGCGCTTGATCGCCCGCGATGAGGCCGTACAAGATGCTCAAACCCAAACCGCTGCAGCGCGCGCTGCTGCCGCTAATCTCTCTGGCACTGTTAACCAACTGCGCCAGCAGGCAAAACACCTTGCCACGCGCCTGGACGCCGCAAAGCACACCGCAAGTCTCGCCGCTACCGTCAGAAGCAAAACAACCGGCGCCACCGCCGGAATGCTTGCCGACATGCTTGGAGACCTTGCAGAAGAGGCTCGACGATATGCTGCAATCGCTGACGAACGCTACACAGCAGGAATGACCTGCGAGCGGATTTACGAATCGGTGAGAACGTCTATCCCGGCTAAGGGATAAAATATTTATTAACCTCCAGAGGGATAACAATGAAGATTAAGGCAGAGTTCTCTCGTATAAGTTGGGGATATGTAATTCGGGAGGGAGGACTGCATCGACATGGAATAATGATTGTCAATATAGAAGTTGATAATCTTGTCGGCACTGAACCAGATTTCGTATTGAACTTAGAGTATCAGCGTCAATATGATGAAAAGATAACCATGAAAGTGCTAGTGGATGAAGCAGAACAATGGGCTCGGTCACAATTGACGCGATTTAGAGAATTTAAATAATAAAGGCCAGAATGTACTGGCCTTTATTATTATCTGCTTAAATCAAGAGAGAATGAATTTTCTTTAAAATTAAGGATCACCAGACCTTGGCTAAGAATATCCATCCCGAGAATGACAGTATAAGTTTTATGCTCGTTGCTTTGAATCAATGGTGACGCTATAAATGGCGCAAATATGGTTCCTGAACTCCCGATATGTATTGCTGCCTCTCGAATAGTTGTTGAGATTGTATCTGTAACGCTACGGATACTCGTATTTTCAATAACTCTCAGATTTAATGCGTCAGCTAATGTTGAATCAATAACTGAATGGGTCGCCCCCGTATCAATAAGTGCATACAGCTCAACTGGCGTGTTGGCCGGTTTCGATATGCTTATTTTTACTACGGGGATTATAGGGGATAAAGGGGTATTGTTTATATTCCCTTCAAAGTCCATAAATTTAATTTGGTGAAGTCCAAACATTTGCATTCCTTGAACGGAGTTATTCAGCCATTCCCCCGACAAAATAGCGATCACCGATGTCCCACCAACGGCGGGCTGAAAGGGAACCTTACACTTTGTAGCCATACAGTAACATCCTGATGTTTAAACAGTAGCCTCACTTCAGCATGGCTTTTTATTCGTGAAGGTACACAATGCAAAATATCAAAATTGAATACGTTAATGGCGCGCTGGTGGCGCTGGAGCGTGACGGTGTGTCTTACGCGCATCTGCCTGTCTCAGCTATCCATTTCGACCATACCGCTAAGATTTTCCCGCACCTCAAGATTGAGATTGAAGCTGGTGGTGCACCATTCGTACCCGCAGCACCAGCGCAACCACAACCGGCAGAGGCAGAACAGCCACCAGCTGCTGTAGAAGAAGTGCAACCAGCAAAAGAAGGTGAGCTCTTGCCGCCGGGTGATACTGCGCCACGACCGGCTCGTCGTCCCCGTCATCGCAACCGTAACCGCAACCGGAGCCAGTAATGTTTAATCGTAATGATCTGACCCTTTCGCTTTTCTATGCTTCCAGCACGAATGAGGAAGGAGAAAAAGTCGCGACATTGACCGTTCAGGTGAACAATACCGACATGGTGGCCATGCAGAGCAACAAGCTGCAGTGCATCACTGATAAGGCTGGTAAGAAGGCTTATTCTGTCGGCGAGCAGATGGTCTCCAATGGCTCTGATCCGCTGCTGGTTGCTCTGGAGAGCTACTGGCGCCAGAACACTGAGGCGGTCGTAACCGGGTTACTGGTCGATGTTGGTGACTTCATTGCAGGCCACATCAGCCAGTCCTCAACGTTCCTCGGCTTCAATGGGTTGAAGGTCTTCGAGAATGAACCCCTGCCGGCGCGCATCCCCGAGGATGTGCTGCAGGCCGACGGCGGCGCATCCGCAAGTTGAGCATTCACAGAGGTCATTCTGTGAGTGGCCTCGATGAATAACCATTCAAGCTGTAATGATAACCGTTATCGTTGCGGGTCCTTTCCGGGAGTTCGAGCAGTTACGGGGCGGCGACCTCGCGGATTCTCGCTACATATGAAAATTTCTGAGTTTAAGGCGTTTCCGTTCTTCTTCTGTGTAACTCATTGTTTATTAATTGGTTGGTACATGAGAAGAAAGGAAACCAGGAGTTAGTTTCCTGCCCGGATCACTCAAGATCGTTTCCGTACCCCGTTTTCACTCAAGGAGTGCGTATGGAGGTGAACAAAAAACAGCTCTCCGATATTTTTGGTGTCAGCGTTCGTACGATCCAGAACTGGCAGGATCAAGGTATGCCGGTTGTACGCGGCGGCGGCAAAGGTAATGAGGTGCTTTACGATTCTGCCGCTGCGATTAAGTGGTTTGCCGAGCGCGATGCTGATATCGAAAACGAAAAGTTGAGAAAGGAAGTGGAAGAGCTCCGTAAGGCTGGTGAATCAGAGCTACAGCCTGGAACGATTGATTATGAGCGCTACCGTCTGACCCGGTCGCAGGCTGATGCCCAGGAGCTAAAAAACGCCAAAAGTTCTGCTGAGGTGGTGGAGACCGCATTCTGCACGTTCGTGCTTTCACGCGTGGCCGGCGAAATAGCCAGTATCCTGGACGGGATCCCCCTGTCGGTGCAGCGGCGGTTTCCTGAGCTGGAGAATCGACACATTGATTTCCTTAAAAAGGACGTAATCAAAGCCATGAACAAGGCAGCTGCGCTGGATGAAATTATACCGGGGTTGCTGAGTGAATATATCGAACAGTCAGATTAAGGGGCTGCAGTCATCCGCACACGCCGGGCTGCGCTCACTCTATCGCCCGGAGCCGCAAACGGCAGTGGAATGGGCAGACAAAAATTATTACCTGCCGAAAGAGTCGGCATACCAGGAAGGGCGCTGGGTCACGCTGCCTTTTCAGCGCGCGATAATGAATGCGATGGGAAATGACTACATACGGGAAGTGAACGTTGTTAAATCTGCCCGTGTCGGTTACTCAAAGATGCTGCTGGGCGTCTATTCCTATTTTATTGAGCATAAGCAGCGAAATTCCCTCATCTGGCTGCCGACCGACGGCGATGCCGAAAACTTTATGAAGTCGCACGTTGAGCCGACGATCCGTGATATTCCAGCATTGCTGGCGCTGGCGCCGTGGTATGGGAAAAAACACCGCAATAACACGCTCAGCATGAAACGATTCTCTAACGGCCGCGGCTTCTGGTGTCTCGGCGGTAAGGCTGCCAAGAACTACCGTGAGAAATCGGTCGATGTTGCCGGTTATGATGAACTGGCGGCATTCGATGAGGACATCGAGAAAGAAGGTTCGCCAACGTTTCTGGGTGATAAGCGAATTGAGGGCTCTGTCTGGCCCAAATCGATCCGCGGCTCTACCCCAAAAATTCGTGGTACCTGCCAGATTGAGCGAGCCGCCAGCGAATCGCAGCATTTTATGCGTTTCCATGTTGCGTGCCCGCATTGCGGGGAAGAGCAATACCTCAAGTTCGGCGATAAGGAAACGCCTTTTGGGTTTAAATGGTCTCCCGGTGAGCCTGCCAGCGTTTTTTACCTGTGCGAGCATAACGGGTGCGTCATTAAGCAACAGGAGCTGGATTTCACTCATGCGCGCTATATCTGCGAGCGAACCGGCATCTGGACGGGGGACGGTCTTAACTGGTTCTCTTCCTCGGGTGGCGAAATAGACCCGCCTGACAGTGTGACCTTCCATATCTGGACGGCTTACAGCCCGTTCACCACATGGGTGCAGATTGTTAAAGAGTGGATTAAAACCAAGGGTGATACAGGCAAGCGTAAAACTTTCACCAATACCACTCTCGGGGAAACCTGGGAGGCGAAAATTGGTGAACGGCCTGATGCCGATCTTATCGAAGAGCGAAAGGAACTCTTTGCTGCCGCAGTGCCGGATCGCGTTGTCTACCTTACTGCCGGAATTGACTCACAGCTTGATCGTTATGAAATGCGAGTCTGGGGTTGGGGACCTGGTGAAGAAAGCTGGCTGGTGGACCGACAGATAATCATGGGGCGTCATGATGACGAGCAGACCCTTCAACGCGTAGATGAGGCGATCAACAAGACCTATAAACGCCTAAATGGCGCGGAGATGAGTATTTCCCGCATCTGCTGGGATATCGGGGGGATTGACCCAACAATCGTTTATAGCCGTTCGAAAAAGCATGGTCTTTTTCGCGTAATTCCCATCAAAGGTGCTTCTGTATACGGTAAACCTGTAGCGAATATGCCCCGTAAACGAAATAAAAACGGGGTGTATCTGACGGAGGTTGGTACCGATACGGCGAAGGAGCAGATTTATAACCGATTAACGCTTATTCCGGTTGGTGATGAGCCAATGGCCGGCGCCGTTCATTTTCCTAACAACCCGGAAATCTTCGACCTGACCGAGGCTCAGCAGCTGACAGCAGAGGAGCAGGTTGAAAAATGGGTAAACGGCGAGCGGAAAATACTCTGGGACAGTAAGAAACGTCGTAACGAGGCGCTGGACTGTTTTGTCTACGCGCTGGCAGCTCTGCGGATAAGTGTCTCCCGCTGGCAGCTGAATCTTGAGTCTCTTCTGATAAGCATGCAGGAGGACGAACTTACCTCTAAACCGAAAAAGACCCTGGCGGATTATGCCCGGGCATTAGCCGGAGATGAATAATGGCAACACAGTCTGAACTGGACAGTGCCCGCGCCGCACTTCATGACCTGATGACAGGGAAACGCGTTGCGACGGTACAGAAAGATGGCCGCCGCGTTGAGTTTACTGCCACGTCAGTTGCTGATTTGAAAAAATATATTGCCGAACTTGAAGTTCAGATTGGCATCACCAGTCGCCGGCGCGGGCCAGCAGGATTTTACGCATGAAATTACCAGCACTTGTTGGACCCGACGGTAAAACGTCGCTCCGGGAATATGCCGGATACCATGGTGGGGCTGATGGCTTTGGTGGCCAGCTGCGCGCATGGAATCCACCCAGTGAAAGTGGTGATGCCGCACTACTGCCGAACTTCCAGCGTGGAAACGCCCGCGCCGACGATCTTGTTCGTAATAACGGCCTCGCGGCGAATGCGGTACAGCTTCACCAGGATCATATCGTTGGTTCATTTTTCCGTCTTAGCCACCGGCCTGCCTGGCGCTATCTTGGGATCAGCGAAGAGGATGCGCGTGCGTTTGCCCGTGAGTGCGAGGATGCCTGGAAAGAATACGCGGAGGACGACCACTGTTTTATTGATGCCGAACGTAAACGCACGTTCACCATGATGATCCGTGAAGGGGTGGCCATGCACACTTTTAACGGAGAGCTATTTACTCAGGCAACCTGGGATACCAGTGCGAACAGGCTATTTCGAACACAGTTTAAGATGGTCAGTCCTAAGCGGATCGGTAATCCAGGCAATCAGGGCGATACCCGAAATTGCCGGGCAGGGGTAAAGATTAATGATGCTGGTGCCGCCCAGGGTTACTACGTCAGCGAGGATAACTATCCCGGGTGGATGGCTCAGAAGTGGAATTATATTCCGCGTGAACTACCTGGCGGGCGAACGGCCTTTATCCATGTGTTTGAGCCAATGGAAGATGGACAGACAAGGGGAGCGAATCAGTTTTATAGCGTTATGGAGCAGATGAAAATGCTCGATACGCTGCAAAACACCCAACTGCAAAGCGCCATCGTCAAGGCGATGTATGCCGCCACGATTGAAAGTGAGATGGATACCCAGACAGCGATGGATTTTATCCTCGGTGCGGACAATCCGGAGCAGACGAAAAAACTGACCGGATGGCTTGGGGAAATCGCAACGTATTATGCGGCCGCCCCGGTCAGACTCGGAGGGGCGAAGGTGCCACACCTAATGCCCGGGGATTCACTGAATCTGCAGTCTGCTCAGAATACCGATAATGGGTATTCCGTATTCGAGCAATCGCTCTTACGTTACATCGCCGCGGGGCTTGGCGTTTCTTACGAGCAGTTATCCCGCAACTACTCACAGATGAGTTACTCCACCGCACGCGCGAGCGCCAATGAGTCCTGGGCCTATTTCATGGGCCGGCGCAAATTTATCGCTGCCCGGCAGGCGAGCATGATGTTTTTGTGCTGGCTGGAAGAGGCGATCGTCCGTCGTGTCGTCAGCCTGCCATCCCGCGCCCGTTACAGTTTCCAGGAGGCCAGGACAAGCTGGGCGAACTGCGACTGGATCGGCTCCGGCAGGATGGCGATTGACGGCCTTAAGGAGGTGCAGGAGGCGGTTATGCTGATTGAAGCAGGCCTCAGTACATATGAAAAAGAGTGCGCGAAGCGCGGCGATGATTATCAGGAAATCTTTGCCCAGCAGGTGCGTGAAACGATGGAACGGCGACAGGCAGGGTTAAGACCGCCTTCGTGGGCAGCTGCGGCGTTCCAGTCTGGTCTGGAGAATTCCGGTAAGGAGGAACAAGATGACGCCCGAGCTGCGTAACCTTCCACATATTGCCAGTCTGGCATTTAACGAACCGCTGCTCCTTGAACCCGCCTATGCGCGGGTTTTCTTTTGCGCGCTGGCAGGCCAACTGGGCATTACCCGCCTGACTGATACCGTATCGGGGACAACCCTGGGCACCGAGCAAATGGCGGAACCACTGATGCTATTCGGTAACGAGGAGGCCGGGCCGCGTCCGGCTCGTAGCTATCAGGTAATGAATGGTATTGCGGTATTACCTGTTGCCGGGACCCTGGTCAATAAAACCCGTTCACTCCAGCCGTATTCCGGCATGACCGGGTACAACGGTGTAATTGCCCGCCTGCAGCAGGCTATCAGCGATCCTGATGTTGATGGTGTTTTGCTGGATATGGATACGCCAGGAGGGATGGTCGCCGGAGCGTTTGACTGCGCCGACATTATTGCCCGGGCCCGCGATATTAAACCCGTCTGGGCGCTGGCGAACGATATGAACTGCAGCGCCGGGCAGCTTATCGCCAGTGCGGCATCACGCCGGCTGGTGACACAGACCGCAAGGACGGGGTCCATCGGTGTGATGATGGCCCACAGCAATTATGGGCAGGTGCTGAAATCCCAGGGGGTCGAGGTCACGTTGATTTACAGCGGCGACCACAAGGTTGATGGCAACCCTTACGAAAAATTGCCAAAAGATGTTCGTGAAGCTTTTCAGTCCCGTATCGATGCCACCCGGCAGATGTTTGCTGAAAAAGTGGCAGGTTATACGGGAATGTCGGTGAGGGCGGTACTCGATACTGAGGCTGCGGTCTTCTCCGGGCAGGAGTCCATTGATCATGGGCTGGCGGACGAACTTGTTAACAGTACAGATGCGATCGGCGTAATGCGCAGCGCGCTGGATACCAAAAAGACCATCCATATCGGAGGAACGATGAAGACAACGACGACGAATGCAGCTGCAACCCAACCAGACGCCAATGCCGCACCGGAAGCCAATGGAGCAATTGTAACTGCTCCGGCAGCGCCAGCGGCGGCTGCACCCACACCGGATGTAAATGCTCAGGTTGCCGCGGCGGTCTCTGCTGAGAATGCCCGAATTATGGGGATCCTGAACTGTGAGGCCGCAAGCGGTCGGGAGGAACAGGCCCGTGCGCTGGCAGAAACGCCGGGAATGACGGTTGAGCATGCACAACGCATTCTGGCGGCGGCGCCGCAAAGTTCACAGGCCCGAAGCGAAACCGCGCTGGATCGCCTGATGGAAACCGCACCAGAAACGCTGGCGTCCGGAGCACCGGCTGCCAGTGAAACCGATGATTTGATGAATACCCCTGTTTAAGAGGCTCATATGGCTAACACTGAAGAGTTTACACATTACCAGCCGCTGGGTAATAGCGATCCAGCCCACACCGCTTATGGCGCTGGCGCACTGGCAGCGGAAACGCCCGCTATGACTCCGTTAATGCTGGAGGCGACGGCGGGAAAACTGGTTGCCTGGGACGGCGAGCATGCCGGCGCGGCATGCGGCATCCTGGCGGTAGCCGCCGACCAGAACAGCACAGAACTTACCTTTTATAAATCCGGCTCCTTCCGTGTTGAAGATATTCACTGGCCGGATGCAGTCACCGACGACGGCATTAAACGTAATGCCTTTGCTGGCACTGCTATCAGCATCGTTTAACCGACTCCTTTACCAATTTCATCATTCATAAAAGCCGCATTTGCGGCTTTTTTTACGGGAAAAATCTATGTCAGTTTATACAACAGCCCAACTGCTGGCGGTCAATGAGAAGAAATTCAAATTCGATCCGCTTTTCCTGCGCATCTTCTTTCGTGAAAGTTATCCCTTCACTACAGAGAAAGTCTACCTGTCGCAAATTCCAGGCCTGGTCAACATGGCGCTGTATGTGTCGCCGATTGTCTCCGGGAAAGTGATTCGCTCTCGTGGCGGCAGCACGTCAGAATTTACACCTGGCTATGTGAAGCCGAAACACGAAGTTAACCCACAAATGACTCTCCGTCGCCTGCCCGATGAAGATCCACAGAAACTGGCAGATCCTGCTTATCGCCGTCGCCGCATCATTCTTCAGAATATGAAAGATGAGGAACTGGCGATTGCACAGGTTGAAGAGAAGCAAGCAATCGAAGCTGTGCTCTATGGGAAATACACCATGAGTGGGGAAGCATTTGAGCCAGTTGAAGTGGATATGGGGCGCAGTGCCGGCAATAACATTATCCAGGCGGGGGCGGCGGCATGGTCTGGTCGTGATAAAAAAACCTATGATCCGACCGATGACATTGAAGCCTATGCGCTAAACGCCAGCGGTACGATCAACATTATCGTGTTCGATCCGAAGGGCTGGGCATTGTTCCGCTCTTTCGATGCTGTTAAGGAGAAGCTGGATACTCGCCGCGGCTCGAATTCTGAACTGGAAACGGCCCTGAAAGACCTGGGGAATGCTGTTTCTTATAAGGGCATGTACGGCGATGTCGCCATTGTGGTTTATGCCGGTCAGCTCGTTGAAAATGACGTCAAAAAAAATGCTCTGCCGGACCTGTCTATGGTACTGGGTAACACCCAGGCCCGTGGTCTGCGCACCTATGGCTGCATCCTTGATGCAGACGCCCAGCGCGAAGGTATTAACGCTTCAACTCGCTACCCAAAAAACTGGGTTCAGTCGGGAGACCCTGCACGTGAATTCACCATGATTCAGTCAGCACCGCTTATGTTGCTGGCTGATCCGGATGAGTTCGTCTCCGTAAAACTGGCCTAACGAGCTGGACCACGGCCCTTCGGGGCCTTTTTATAAAGAGGAAACAGTGATGACAAAAGAAGAGTTGATAGCCCGTCTGAAAGAGCTGGGCAGTATGCTGAACCGTGAGGTCAGTCTGACCGGATCAAAAGAAGAACTGGCGCTGCGAGTTGCTGAGCTGGAAGAGGAGCTTGGGGATGATATCGACGATGGTGGCGATAGTGATGAAACGGGGACCGGAAATGCGGCATCCGGCAGTGAGGAAAAGGATAGCGATGCGCAGGGTAACGCATTAACGCCGGCGCCCAAGGAAACAAAGTTTGCTTCAGATGACCTGGTTGCGGTGAAAACGCTCACGACGTTACACCTCGAAGCATTGCACGCCGTAAAAAATGAAAAGTTGAGCCTTGTTTTGCCGGGAACCACCGTACGTGTCAGCGCCGGGGATGCAGAAGAGCTGATTACACGGGGGCTGGCTGTCGAACTGTAGCGGAGCGGACATGACAGATTTCGATAATGTTTTCGATGCTGCTATATCGCGGGCCGATGAAACGATCCGCTCAACCATGGGGACGGTGGCGCTTATCACCTCGGGCGGGTTTTCCGGGCTGAGTATTTCCGGTGTCTTTGATGATCCAGAAAATATTGGCTATGCGGTTCCCGGTGTGAGAGTGGAGGGCTCAAGCCCTTCTTTTTTCGTGAAATCGACAGATGCCCGCGAGTTACAGCGACTGGATACTCTTACCATAAATGGAATCTCCTACTGGATTGACAGGATTGGTCCGGACGATTGCGGATCCTGCTATCTCTGGCTAGGTAACGGGCATCCCCCCGCAGGAAACCGCCGCCGATAGGAGGTGTAATGGGTATTAAGGGGCTGGAACAAGTCATTGCAAACCTGAATAGCCTTGATCGCAACATGGTGCCTAATGCCAGCGCCTGGGCAATCAATCGAGTAGCCAGAACAGCAGTCACCGCTGCAACCCGAAAAGTGGCTAAGGAAACCATCGCAGGGGATAACCGCGTTAAAGGCCTCCCGGTCAAACTGGTTAAACAGAGGGTAAGGGTCAGCAAAGCATCTTCAAATGGCCGAATGAACGCCAGGATAAAGGTCAACCGGGGTAACTTGCCGGCAATCAAACTGGGTGCTGCCCAGGTCCGCTTAACCAGAAAGAAAGGGGCGCCTCTACGGAGAGGGAGTGTCCTGAAGATTGGGAAATATCTTTTCAGAGACGCTTTCATTCAGCAATTAGCCAACGGTCGCTGGCATGTCATGAAGCGTATTGAAGGTAAAAATCGCTACCCCATCGATGTTGTGAAAATCCCACTGGCTGCGCCGCTTACAACTGCTTTCGAAGCGGAAAAGAAACGCATGCTTGATGTGGAGATGCCAAAGCAACTGGCCGCTGCGCTCAAGCAACAACTGAGGTTACACCTTAAACGATGAAACATACCGAAATACGCCAGGCCGTGATCGATGGCCTGGAAAGCATGATAGGGAATAGCGCCATTTTTTTTGATGGTCGTCCGGCTGTCATTGAGGAAGAAGATTTTCCTGCTGTGGCGGTTTATCTGACTGATGCCGAATACACCGGGGAGGAGCTGGATGCTGATACCTGGCAGGCCACTTTACATATTGAAGTTTTCCTTCCTGCCCAGGTGCCTGATTCCGAACTTGATGAATGGATGGAAACTCGGGTTTACCCGGCAATATCAGGTATCTCCACGCTGAATGGACTGATTACCGTGATGGTGCAACAGGGCTATGAGTATCAGAGGGATGACAGCCTCGGGCTCTGGAGTTCCGCAGATATGAAATATTCAATTACTTATGACATGTGAGGATTTATGCCAACACCTAATCCACTTGCTCCGGTAAAAGGGGCGGGAACTACACTCTGGTTGTACACGGGGACCGGGGACGCTTATGCAAACCCTTTGTCCGATGCTGACTGGCAACGCCTGGCAAAAATTAAGGAGCTGACGCCGGGTGAGATGACGGCTGAGTCCTACGATGATACCTATCTTGATGATGAAGATGCGGACTGGACCGCTACCGCCCAGGGGGCAAAATCGGCAGGTGATACATCATTAACGCTGGCCTGGAAACCAGGAGAGGAGGGTCAAAAATCGCTGGTGGCCTGGTTTGTCGATGGCTCTGTACGGGCGTACAAAATTAAGTATCCGAATGGCACCGTGGATGTGTTCAAAGGTTGGTGCAGTAGCTTGGGTAAAGCCATCCCCGCGAAGGAAGTGATCACGCGTACCGCAAAAATCACCAATACCGGGAAACCGGAACTGGCTGAAGAAAGCGGCAACCCGCCGATCGCAGTGACCGGCATCAAACTCGACAAGGCAACGGCCAGCGTAGCCGTCGGCGCTACCACAACGCTAAACGTCACCTTCCTGCCTGCCAGTGCATCGGAACAGTCTTTCCGTGCGGCGACCTCTGATAGCGCGAAGGCGACTGTGGCCGTGAGTGGTAAATCTCTGATTGTCACCGGCGTGGCGGCTGGCGCGGCAGACATTATTGTCATGAGCAATGACGGTAATTTTGTGGCGACCTGCAAGACCACCGTGACTGCGTCCTGAGGATAAAGGCATGAGCATGTTTTTGAAGAAAGACGAATTTACCCATAACGGCGCTTCGGTGCCAATCACCGAATTGTCGGCATTGCAGCGCATTACTTATCTCGAATATCTGGCCGCAGAAGAAAAAGCCTTATCCGCCATTTCTGATGACGTGGATGACCAGACAATGTCCGCCGGGCTGGTCAGCATGAGTATTCGCGCAGGCGCGCGCCTGATTGCGCTCTCGCTCTGGCATAACGATCCGAAGGGGCCATCTGAAGAGGAACTCCACCAGCAGGTGATGAGTACCTGGCCGGCGGAAGCGATTGGCAAAGCGGAAATGCAGATCAAGCTGCTCTCCGGCATGCTGGCGCCTGTTGCCGAAGAAGAGCAATCCACGGATGAAGATATTGATGCCACCGCGCTGGGTGATGAACCTGTTACTGCGGAAAAGCCCTAGCCAGCGAGCTTGATTTTGTCCTGAAACTGGCGCGTGAGTTCGGGCGGCCCGACTGGCGCGCCATGCTTGCTGGCATGACGTCCTCCGAGCTGGGCGACTGGCATCACTTTTACCGGGAGCGTTATTTCCAGGACGCGCAACTCGATGCCCATTTCTCCGGGCTGCTATACACCATTTCAACCTTCTTATACCGGGATCCGGATCTCACCCCTGCACACTTCAGCTTGCTGTCCCCTTCTGCTGAGGTAGCAGCGGATAATGTGCAGGACGATGACGCCATGATGCTGGCCGCAGAGGGAATAACAGGAGGCACCAGATATGGCCCAGCAGATTAGCGACCTTGTCATTAACCTGGATGTCGACAGCGCCACATTTACCGAACAGATCGCCAGGATTAAGGGGCAACTGTCCGGTATGGCGGATGAATCGGACAAAGTTCAAACGCGCATGCGTAGTGCGGCAGAGGCGCAAATCAGCGCGCTGAAAACCACCAGCGCCGCCAGCGCAGGGGCTGTGTCTGATATGCAGAAGCGGCAGGCGGATGCCGCCGCCGGGCTTCAGAGCGAACTGCAGCGGGTCTCCAAATCGGTCGATGAGACTTACCAGCGCGTTACAGGGTTAAACCAGCGCTATCGGGAGAACGATGCGCAGGCTGAGGCGCTGGCGCGGCGGCAGGATGCGCTGGCGGAGTCGTTCTTTCGGCAAATAGATGGTGTTCGATCCCTCAGTGGTGAAACGCGGTCGCTGGCCAGTGTCCAGGAACAATTTCGTAAGGCCCGCGCGCAGGGGAACATCACTCAGGGCGATTATCTCTCCCTGATTTCCCGCACCACGGCGCGGCAGAAAGAACTACAGCAGGTTGAGGAAAAAGCGAACCAGGCGCGCGAGAAATTTCTTCGCCAGCTGAAGGCGCAGGTTGTCGAGCAAAAACTGTCTGGTACAGAGCTCCTGAGAATGAAAGCGGCGCAGGTGGGCGCCGGCGATGCCGCTGAAGTTTATATCCGCAAACTGGAAGCGGCAAAGGTCGCCACGCACAGCCTTGGTCTCGAGAGCGCTGGCGCACGTCGGGAACTTGGCGTGCTGGCGGGGGAATTATTACGTGGTAACTTCGGCGCGCTGCGTGGCTCCGGGATAACCCTGGCGAACCAGGCCGGGTGGCTCGAAAAAATGATGACGCTACGCGGACTGGGGATCGCCGGCGTGGTCGGTGGTATAGCGGCATCCGTCGTTCTGTTGGGGAAGGCGTGGTACGAGGGCGGGAAGGAAGCAGAGGAGTTTAACAAACAGCTCATTCTCACCGGGAATTATGCCGGGAAAACCTCGGGACAACTGCAGGCGCTGGCGCGAAACATATCAGGAAATGGAGTCACTCAGCACGCCGCGGCAGCCGTATTAGCGCAGGTTGTCGGAAGTGGGGCATTCGGTGGCGCCGACGTCGAGCGCGTTGCCAACGTGGCTGCAAGGCTTCAGCAGGCGACCGGCCAGGCGGTGGATGAAACTATTAACCAGTTCAAACGGCTGAAAGATGATCCGGTTAATGCGGTTGCAACGCTGAATGAGTCGCTGCATTTTCTGACCGCAAGCCAGTTTGAACAGATTTCAGCTGCTCAGGCGATGGGGGATTCACAGCGTGCTGCAGAGCTCGCAATGCGGGCCTATTCCGACAGCGTTATCCAGCGTGCGAATGCGGTGAAGGAAAATCTGGGGACACTTGAAACCGCGTGGAACTGGGTGAAAAATGCCGCCAGCGGCGCCTGGGATGCCATGATGGGTATTGGGCGCAATCCTGATACGGCCATGAAGCGGCAGGGTGCTTTTGCTGATTGGCAGGCTGCGGAAAAAGAACGCAGGGCGCTGGAAGCCAACTTAAAGGTCGATCCCAACTACTCCGGTAATAATCCGTTAATCAAAGCCGATGCCGAACGTTTACGTAATGCCACTCAACGGGAAGCGCTGGCAAAACAAACGTTTGACGAAATTGACAAAGCGTACGCTAAGGAGGGGTTAGCCGCGGCGCGCGAGAAGCTGCGCAATGACCAGCAGCAGCAGGCAATAAGGAATCAGCAGCAGTTTAACCAGCTTCTTGACGCTGGCCTGAAACCTGCCGAGCGGCGGGCCCGCGCTCAGGAAGAATTTAATAAGCTGGTTGCGAAAAATAAACAGGATGCCATCGATGGGATTGCTACCCGCTGGACGGACAGCGATATCGCGAAAATCCGCGCAGGTATCGATAGCAAATACAAAGATCCGAAAACGCCGAAAGGCAGGCAATATACTACGCCCGCTGGCAGTAAAGCTGAGGAAGGGGCGCAGGCGGAGCTGCTGACGCTACAGGCGCAGCTTAAAACCCTGCAGCAGCATACCGACGTTAACGATGTGATCAGTAAGCAGCGCCGTGACCTCTGGCAGACGGAAAACCAGTATGCCGTTTTACAGGAGGCCGCCGGCCGCCGCCAGTTATCCACGCAGGAAAAATCCCTGCTGGCCCACAAAAACGAAACGCTGGAATACAAACGCCAGCTGGCCGATCTCGGTGATAAGGTCGCCCGGCAGCAAAAGCTGAATAATCTGGCGGATCAGGCTACTAAATTCGCCCAACAGCAAAGCGCGCTGAGAGCGGGGATCAATGCTCAGGCCGACGGGCTTTCTGGTAGGGAGTCGAACAGAAGGACCACGCTTGAAAAACTGAGTGAAACGTATGCCTTCAACCCTGATGCGCAGCGGAAGGTGCTGGCGGAACAGCAAGCCACCTATGAAGCCGAGGACGCACTGCGCGGTAACTGGCTCGCCGGTGCGAAGCAGGGCTGGGCGGAGTATCAGGATTCGGCCACAGATGTTTTCTCATCTGTGAAAGATATTTCTCAGGCCACATTCAGTGGTCTTGCCAACCAGCTGACAGCGCTGACCACAACCGGAAAGGCGAGTTTTAAAGAATTCACCACATCCATTCTGAAGATGATTGTTCAGGTCATCAATCAGCTGATCGTGGCCTATACCATTCAGGCGGCTATGGGGTGGATCAGCGGCGGCTCCAGTTCCCCGAATTCAGGGCCGTCGTATGCCGTTCCTTCCTATCGTCCTTCCGGTTTTGATGGGGGCGGTTTTACCGGGCATGGGGGGAAATACGAGCCCGCCGGGGTTGTCCACCGCGGCGAGTTCGTTTTCACTAAAGAGGCGACCAGCCGCATTGGCGTGAGTAACCTTTACCGGATGATGAAAGGCTATGCGTCCGGCGGATATGTCGGCGCTGGTGGTGTGCCTACAGGCGCATTCGCTGGTGGCGTGAATGTCTATGCACCAGTCAGTGTGACAACTCAGCAGACAGGCAATGATCAGCGGCAGGGTAATACTGATGCTGTTGGAAAGGCCTATCAGCAAGTGGTTAATCGCTCCGTGCAGGATGGGATTGCCAAAGCGCTGCGTCCCGGCGGACTTATCTGGAACGCTACTAACCGCAGGTAATTTATGGCAATTGAAACATTCTCCTGGCGCATTCAGGCTGCCAGTCAACCGACACTAAAAAGCAAAGATAATATTCGTAAGGTTCAGTTTGGTGACGGTTATTCCCAGGTATCTGGGAACGGTATAAATGATGAAGCATTAAGTTATGAATTTTCATTTTCCGGCGACCCGGATACTGCTCTGGATATTTATAATTTTTTGCGTCGCCATAAGACAAAATCGTTTTCCTTTAAACCACCATCAGGTGAATTAGCACTCTGGCGGGTTGAAGCGGACAGTCTGCAAAAAGTTATTCAGGGAAAGAAAGTCATCACCATTACCGCAACATTTGAACAGGCATTTGCACCATGATTAATTCTGATTATCAAAAGCTAGAGCCTGGTAATGAAATCAGGCTATTTGAAATTGATGGCAGTAGTTTTGGACTGGATAATGTTCTGTATTTCCACTCGCATAATATCGCCCATACAGAAGATGAAATAATTGCTGCTGGGGGGGATGAGGATAAGTTACCTGCAAAAAGTATCTGGTGGCAGGGTACTGAATATAAAGCCTGGCCGTGTGAGATAGAGGGGATTGAGGCTTCCACTAGTGGGACGGATGCCCAGCCCACGTTGCGGGTCGCTAACCTTGATGCGTCTGTAACTGCTCTGTGCCTGCATTATGATGATCTGATGCAGGCAAAAGTCACTATCCACGATACGCTGGCAAAGTACCTCGATCCCCGTAATTTTCCCTCCGGCAACGCTACCGCCGATCCCACCCAGGAAAAACTGCAAACCTGGTATATCGATGCGAAAACCGATGAAACGGATGAGGTGGTGGAGTTCACCCTTGCCAGCCCGATGGACCTACAGGGCATGATGATCCCCACCCGCCAGTTGCATTCGTTGTGTACCTGGTGCATACGGAATAAGTATCGTTCTGGTGATGGCTGTGATTACGCAGGCTCGCGGTATTTTGACCAAAACAATAAGCCGGTCGATGACCCCTCGAAGGACGTCTGCAACGGTACCCTCACAGCATGTAAGTTGAGGCACGGTGACACCAGTGAATTGCCGTTCGGTGGGTTCCCGGGGACTTCATTAATCAGGAGCTGATATGCGTCAAAAAGTCATTCAGGCGATACAGGCACATGCGGCGGCGGAATACCCGAGAGAGGCCTGTGGGCTAGTCGCCCAGAAAGGCCGGGTAGTGCGCTATTTCCCGTGCCGTAACATTGCCGGTGAACCAACTGAGCATTTTATTCTGGCGCCTGAGGATTATGCTGCCGCTGAGGACTGGGGGGTAGTGACTGGGATCGTACACAGTCACCCGGACGCCACGACCCAGCCGAGCGAACTGGACAAGGCACAATGTGATGCGACCCTGATGCCCTGGCATATCATCAGTTGGCCGGAAGGGGATTTTCGTACTATCCATCCTCGAGGGGAACTACCGTTACTTGAGCGACCGTTTGTGCTTGGCCATTATGATTGCTGGGGGTTGGTAATGAGCTACTTCCGGCAGACTCATGGTATAGAACTGCATGACTACCGCGTCGATTATCCCTGGTGGGAAAAAAAGTATCCCGATAATTTTTACCACGATTGTTGGTATGAATGTGGGTTCCGTGAATTTGATGGGCCCCCACAATCCGGGGATATGGTCATCATGCAGGTTCAGTCGGATAAGTGGAATCATGCCGGGATCCTGCTGGAGGGGAATATGCTGCTGCACCATCTTTATGGTCACCTCAGTAAACGGGTGCCATATGGCGGTTACTGGTTAGAGAGGACTATGAAGGTTCTGCGTTATCATTCATTGTGCTAACCTTTCTCCAAAATCAAAGGGAGTGGTACTAAATTGAAAAAGATAATTTTATTATTATGCGTAACTAGTTTATTTGCCTGTTCAAGTAATCCTTTTGAGGAGACGAAAACACTATATTCTACTGAATATAAAAAAACTTCCTCAAACTCTACGCAAATTCGTGTTCATCGTGTTTCTCAGCTATCCGGTGCCGCATTAGGTGAAGATTGCCCCTTAGTGCTTAAGGTCGATGATAAAGAGATTGCAGGATTACAAAAAAATCAATATGTTGATTTATACGTTCCTAATGGTCATCATAACTTATCTGTTAAATTTAAATGTGCATTGACTTCATGGAGAAAATCTTTAGAGCTTAATGCAGTTGGTGACTATCAGGAGTATAAAACTGAAATTGGAGCAGTCGGTCAATATCGAATGTGGCGAGTTAAATAATATCATGATATTTAACCTATAAGGCCGTTAACTCGGCCTTTTTGTTGGGGTTTTTTATGCCAGAAGTAATGACAAAAATTGTGATTAGTGGAGTGCTGGGGAAGCACTTTGGAAAAGTCCACTATCGACTTGTAAGAAATACAAAAGAGGCCATTAGAGCACTTTGCTGTACAATAGATGGTTTCGAAAGATATTTAAATGAAAGTGAGCAAAAAGGTCTCACATATGCTGTATTTAAAAATGATAAAAATATCGGAGAGGATGATTTAGTATTTCCAATATCCGGAGAAGAAATTCGTATTATCCCTGTATTAATCGGTAGTAAAAAAGCAGGAATGCTTCAAACAATATTTGGAGCTGTGTTAGCTGCTGTTGGGGTTGTAGTAGGGGTGATGACTTCCTGGACAGGTGTGGGCGGGGCAATAGGTACTGCTATGGTAAGCGCGGGGGTGGGAATGATGGCTGGTGGTGTTATTCAGATGCTTTCTCCACAACCTGCAGGATTAGCCAGTAAACAATCCGACGATAACAAAGCCTCTTACGCATTCGGCAGCGTGACCAATACAGCCTCACAGGGTTATCCAGTTCCCCTTCTCTACGGAAAACGACGAATTGGCGGAGCCATTATCTCTGCAGGGATCTACGTGGAAGATCAGCAGTAATTCAACGCATTGTAGTTAACCTTTCAGGCTGCCAACAGGCGGCTTTTTTTATGGGTAAAATATGGCGAACATCATTAAAGGGCGCAAAGGCGGCAGCTCTAAACAGCGCACACCCACAGAACAGCCGGATGATTTACAGTCCATTGCGAAAGCGAAAATTCTTGTTGCTTTAGGTGAGGGAGAGTTTGCCGGTAGCCTGACGGGTAAAGAGATTTATCTCGATGGTACCCCGATCGAGAATGCAGACGGCTCACAAAACTTTAGCGGCGTGGCCTGGGAGTTTCGTCCGGGCACTCAGGCGCAAAACTATATTCAGGGTATTCCAGGTACCGAGAATGAAATTAGTGTGGGCACGGACATTTCAAGCCAGACGGCTTGGACCCACACGTTTACGAATACCCAGCTGTCCGCTATCCGGCTGCGTTTGAAATGGTCGGCTCTTTTTACTCAGGAAGATGATGGCGATCTGGTCGGCAACACCGTGAAATATGCCATCGATTTACAGACCGATGGCGGTAGCTGGCAGACAGTGGTTGATACGGCGGTGACCGGGAAAACTACTTCAGGGTATGAGCGAAGCCACCGTATCGATTTGCCGCGGGCCGGCGCAACATGGACCGTTCGTCTGCGCAAATTAACTCCTGATGCTAACAGCGCAAAGATTGGCGACAATATGGCGCTGCTGAGTTATACGGAAGTTATCGACGCGAAGCTGCGTTATCCAAACACGGCTTTGCTATATATCGAGTTTGATTCGAGTCAGTTTAACGGCTCCATTCCACAGATTTCATGTGAGCCCCGCGGTCGGGTTATTCGTGTCCCTGATACCTATGATCCTGAAACCCGCTCTTATACCGGAACCTGGACGGGCTCGTTTAAATGGGCATGGACTGACAACCCCGCATGGATTTTTTACGATCTGGTGGTTAGCGACCGCTTCGGTCTTGGCAATCGGCTGACTGCTGCCAATATCGATAAATGGATGCTGTACCAGGTTGCGCAATACTGCGACCAGCTTGTTCCTGATGGTAAGGGCGGTGATGGCCTGGAGCCGCGTTATATCTGTAACGTATACATTCAGGATCGTAATGCTGCCTATACGGTGCTGCGCGACTTTGCCGCCATATTCCGTGGAATGACATGCTGGAACGGTCAACAGATTATCGCGCTGGCGGATATGCCGCGCGATATCGATTTCACCTATACCCGCGCCAACGTCATTGATGGCAAATTCCGTTATTCCAGCAGTACCAGTAAAACCCGCTATACCAATGCTCTTGTATCGTGGTCAGATCCGGCCAACGCCTTTTCTGATGCAATGGAGCCGTCATTTGTAAAAGAGCTTGTCGCGCGCTACGGATTTAATCAGCTCGAGCTAACGGCGATCGGTTGCACTCGACAATCAGAGGCTCACAGGAAAGGGTTGTGGGGGATCCTAACCAATAACAAAGATCGCATGGTGACGTTTGATGTCGGCCTGGATGGTAAAATTCCTCAGCCTGGTTACGTTATCGGCGTAGCCGATGAAATGCTGGCCGGGAAAGTCAACGGCGGCCGCATCAGTAAAGTAGACGGGCGGGTTATCATCCTGGACAGGGATATTGATGCTAATGCCGGAGATCGCCTGCAGGTTAACCTGCCTTCCGGTGCTTCCCAGAGCCGGACTATTCAGTCAATAAATGGCCGCCGGCAGGTGACTGTTACCACGGCATTCAGCGAGACTCCCGAGGCCGAATCAGTATGGGCTATTGAATCTGATGATCTTTTCCTGCAGCAGTATCGTGTAGTTGGCGTTAAGGATAACAACAACGGGACTTACACGATTACAGGTACGTCGCATGATCCGGACAAATACGCGCGCATCGATACGGGCGCCATAATTGATCAGCGTCCGGTCAGTGTTGTTCCTCCGGGTAATCAGGCGCCGCCTGATGGCATCCTCCTGACGTCCTTCTCCGTGGTGAATCAGGGTATCAGCGTCGAAACCCTGCAGGCCAATTGGGACCCGGTGCAAAATGCCATCGCCTATGAGGCACAGTGGCGCCGCAATGACGGTAACTGGATTAACGTGCCGCGCAGCTCGACCACGTCATTTGAGGTCAGCGGCATTTATGCCGGTCGCTATCTGGTGCGCGTCCGTGCGATCAACGCGGCGGAAATTTCCAGTGGCTGGGCGTACTCGGAAGAAAAGACCCTGACCGGGAAAGTCGGCGAGCCGCTGCCGCCGCTGGCGCTGACGACCGTTTCACTGACCGCAGGTATCGAAATTCGCTGGGAATTCCCTGCAGGCGCAGAAGATACCCAGCGAACCGAGCTGCAGTACAGCCCGGACCAGAGTGGGAACGGTGCGATGCCGCTGACCGATTTAGCGTATCCGGGCAAGCATTATCAGCAGATGGGCCTGCAGATTGCCACGCAGTTCTGGTACCGCGCGCGCCTGGTTGACCGCCTGGGCAATGCCTCGCCGTGGACTGACTGGGTGCATGGTATGTCCAGCGATAACGTTGCTGATTATTACCAACAACTCGACGATGCGCTTAAAGGCTCGGATACATACGAGGAACTGAACAAAGGTATTCAGGACAACAGCGCTGCCGCCGACGCTGCGCAACAGGCTGCGGACGCCGCCCAGGGAGCCGCTGACCAGGCGGCGAAGGATGTCGCAGCGCAGGGGGCCATCGTCACGCAGCAGGGCAAGGACCTGGCTGCTAATATCGCCAAAACCAACGACACGACCAACAAGCTGGCGCAGGAAGTGAAAGACCGCGCTGCAGGTGATGCCGCCACGGCGCAGAAAGCGGCCAGCGACACTGCTGCAGCGGTGGCGAAAGCCGAAACGGACGATGCCGCCCTGGCGAAGCAGGCCGCCGATAACCTGCTGAGTGCCAAACGAGAAGTTGAAGCGGCGATTGAGACGACGAATGTCACCATGCAGGACGGCTTCGACAGCCTGGCGCAGCAGGTCGCGTCGATTTCAGCCGGTACCGGCGAGCAGTTCGACAGTCTCAAAATCTGGTATTTCGACAAGGACAACGAGGGGTGGAGTTCTGACGACGGCGGCACGAAACCGCTCCCGACAACCGACGACGGGTGGATCCTTCCTGCGGATTCAATTTCGACCATGCGCAGCCCGTCGGGCGCTGGCACGCTGATTGACGGCAGCGCCTATAAGTACCTCCGCCTGCGCATCAAGAAAGTCGGCAACCCGGCCTGGGGCGGTCGGCTGTACTGGATTGGCGCTGATGAAACCGGCTGGACCGAAGGACGCCGCCTGATGCTGCCAGCACCGGATTTTGACCCGGCCACCGGCATCAGCACTATCGCGATCCCGGATATCCCTTGGCAGGCCTCCGGCACCATCCGCCGCCTGCGTCTCGACTTCTCACAGGGTGGAGCGGCTGACGCCGATAACTATTATGCCGTTGACTGGCTGGCCGTTGGGCGCCCAACTCCTGGCGCATCGCAGGCGCAGATTCAGGACCTGAAAACGGCGATGACTGCTGCCAACTCAGCTGAGGCGATGGAGCGTAACCAGCTGGCGGTGCAGCTGCGCGGTAACGAGGAAGGGACAGACCCGAATAAACTGGTTTCTGGCTTGCTTTTCGAAGAGCGGAAAATCCGCGTGACGGCGGAGAAGGCCATCGGCTCCCGCGTGGATACGTTGCGCGTCGATTATGATAAATCCACGGCAGCGGCGACCCAGCGCATGGATACGCTGGCGAGCGACCTGCAGTCGACTGCCTCGAAAACGGATCAGGTTGCAGCGGACCTTGTTTCAGCGAACGGCGTCATTGCTGGCCATACGCTGGCCATCCAGAAAATCGAGGGTGACGTCCAGACTATCGACGGCAAAGTTCAGGCCAACGCCAGCCAGATTGCCGGGGTGGAATCGAAGGTTGATAACATCCGAATCGGCGGCGTAAACCTGATACCCAACTCCGGGGAACTGACCGGCAAATCGCCATCTGCAACCGAACGTTACCGGGGTAACGCGGTTCGCATCCTGACGCGTGCCGCCGGAGCGACTGATTTCGCTGTCCTCGACTACACGCTGGCCGCGCCGGTTGACGGTATCGAGTATGTTCTGTCGTTCTATGCGAAAGCGAAGACGGACAAGACGCCGGTTCGTTGTTTCCTGAATACGCCGGATGCCACTATCCGCGCTGAAACCAGCCAGGGCGTTATTGTGGAGCGTCCAGCCGGGTATAACGGCGATGTGACTGTGACGCTCTCCACGTCCTGGAGTCGCTATTGGGTTAAATACAAACGCAAACCTGGCTTGTCCGGGACGGCGTATCTTGTCGTGGCCCGACTCGACGGCGCAGCTGCAGCGCGCGAAGCGTGGATCAGCTCTCCGATGTTTGAATCCGGCAACATTGTGAGCGACTGGAGCCAGGCACCGGCAGACAGCGCCAGCTCGGATGCCGTCCAGCAACTGACGACCCGCGTCATGACTGCCGAGAATACGCTGGCCACCACGGCGCAGCAGACGACGGCGCTCAAGTCACAGATTACGACCGGCAACCTCCTGCTGAATGGCGACCTGATTAATAAAGCGGATAACTGGCAGCTGTCCGGTACCGGCGCGGGTGCTCCGGTCTATGACGCGGTGATGAAAGGTCTCACCACGACCGAGCCGGCGATGCGGATCGCCAACGGAACAAAAATCCCGGTCGAAGCCGGTCAGGTACTGACGCTCACCTTCGGATTCAAGACGGACGACGCGACGATCAGCATCGGGACCCAGAATTTTACGATGGGCCTGATTGAGAATTGGGGGAATCCGACTAACTGGCTTGTCCAGGACAATAACTGGTTTGCAGGTATCACCACCGGCTACCAGACCCGCACGCTGACGTTCACGATCCCGAATGACTTCAAAGGGAGGTGGTGTTACCTGCGCATGGCCTGCGGAGGATGGACGCCGTCGACCGCTCGCGTTTACCTGCAGGGCTTCATGCTGACCGCCTCAAACGGTATCGCTGGTAAAGCCGATGCATCAGCAGTGCAGGACCTGCAGTCGCAGGTCACGAAGAACGGTGACGACATCGCCACCAACGCCAGCGCGATCACCAGACTGGGTGGGCGTATTGATGCCACCAATGCCGAGGTGGCGAAGAAAGCCACCACCGCCGCGCTGGATAGCCTGAAGGCCACCGTCACGCGACAGGGTAAGGATATTACCGCGCAGGCGGAGCGGACGACGGCGTTAACCAATACCGTTAACCAGAATAATCAGAATGCTGATTCTGCGATTGCAGCAAACGGCCAGGCGATCTCTGGTTTATCGCAAACTGTTTCACAGCAGGGCGACCGCATCACCAGCCAGGGCCAGCAGATTACGCAGGTCAGCAATAAAGTCGATACGGTGAATACTGACCTCGGCAAGCGGATTGACCAGAAGGCGGATAACAAGACAGTACAGGACCTCAGCGCCACCGTGACCCAACAGGGCAAGGATATTACGGCGGCGAACCAGGCCATAACCAGCCTGAAAGGACGCGTAGCGACGGTTGAGGAAGGGCTGTCCAAAGTAGCCACCGCCGATGCCGTGAGCAAGCTTGATACGCGCGTCACCAGTGCTGAGGGGAAAATTGAATCGCAGGGAACGGCGATCACCGGGATTAATGTTGCTCTGAATTCGCAGACGGCAGCGGGTGGCGACTACATCCTGAACCCGACATTTGACCCCGCATATCCATCAATGGGCTTTACCCGTCGGGATACGGTAGACAGCAACGACGATGATGGTATTCCGTATGATGCTGACATCCCGGCAGGCGCTCCGCGTCGTTATGTAGCGCGACTGGCCTCACGCGATCACCAGCTCAATACGCCACCGTGGCCGGTAAAAGCGGGACAGGTATTCGAGATTTCGGTCTGGGTAGCGGCAAAAGCAGGTTCCAACGCCGCATTTAACATGTACATCGGCTCGGCTACGGGACCGAATACGGGTGCCGTGGCCTATGCTGCTTTACCGGGTAGCGTTGCGCCCACCCAGACCTGGACGGAGAAAAAATACCGCTGGACGGTCCCGGCTAACTTCCCGCGCGGGTATATGCGCCCGTTCCTGCAGGTGAACCAGAACGCGCCGTATGGCTCCGTATGGTATGCAACGGATTTTCACTGCCGGGAGATCACCGCCGCGCAGGGCGCGCAGACTGCTGCCGACGCTGCCGCCGGTGCCGTCACCCAACTGGATGCGAAAGTGACGCAGCAGGGCAACACTATCACCAGCCAGGGCCAGGCTATTACAGCCATTACAGGTCGAGTGTCGAACCTTGAATCCGGGCAGAGCGCGAACAGCAGCGCAATTCAGTCCCTGACGCAACGAACCATGGCAGCGGAAGGGAAAATTGAAACGAACAGCCAGGCGATCACCTCCGTCACCGGCGCGGTGAATGCGATGCTCAATCGCGGCGAGAACCTGGCAAACGATTTTAATTTTATGAGCGGATCGGCACTGTGGGGTGTTCAGGGAAATACGCGTAACAAGGTGGAGTTTGGCGACTTTGGCGACGGTAAACCCGGCGTCCAGATGACGCAGCTCGATAGCACGTTGTATACCGGCCTCTTTGCCAACCTGAAAACGCCGCTGCCACACAATACCCCACGCCGCTACCAGGTCATCGTTAAGGCGAAGGGAGTATCCGGCGCGATGAATTTCATGGTTCGCCGGTTTAACTACCAGGGAAATGTGGCCGGGACTTATGAAAACCGCCAGTTCTCCGCCACGGATACCTGGGCGACGTACGCCGCTGAGTTTAGCGCGCCATCGTCGGCGACAGTGGATGGATCTGTTTTTTCGCTCTATTGCTACCCGAACGCGTCGGTCATTCAGATTGATTACATCGCCATCTATGACATCACCGATGCGGTGGCCATCGATGCGAATACGTCTGCGGTCACGCAGCTGCAGCAGACGGTTACGCAGCAGGGCCAGGATATTACTGCAAATGCCAGCGCCACGACCGCCGTTTCTGCAAGCCTGAAGGCAGCAATGGTGGACGCGGATAACAAAATCGCGGGTAACCTTGTGCCAAACGCCGGTTTTGAGCGCGACTTCGACAACTGGACCGCTCCGGCACCCGCGACGATTATGCAGGCACAAAACCCGCATAGCGGGAGCAAGATCGTTAAGTACGCCGCAGCCACTTCAGCAACCTTGCTGCTGAGCAATATCTTTATTGCTGCCGTTAAGGGGAAAACTTACAAGTTTGGCGCGTGGTTGCGTGCGAAGGCAGGCTCATCCATGCCGACTGGTGCAAAGGCAAATAACAAGGTCCGTTTCGCCTATGCCGATAACTCAGGGATTTTCGAGGCGCCGTTTAACCCGGCTACAATTCCGACCGTCTGGACGGAGTACAGCAACACGTACACCGCCACAAAAGACGGCGCAATGACGATCAGCGTCAACGCGTTTTTGAATGCAGGCGAAATTTATCTCGACGATGTGTACGTCATCGATATCACTGACCGTATCGATCTTGATGCCAATGCAGGCGCAATAACTAACCTGCAGTCTACCGTCACACAACAAGGTAAGGATATTACCGCCCAAGCGAAGCGTCTCGATGACCTGAAGGCGAACGTTGACGGCTACGACGCGCGCATCACTAATCAGGACGAGACAATTGCCCAGAACGGCCTCGCAATGGCTAATGGTTTCCGACAGCTGCAATCAAGCATCGGTGATAACAGCGCGGCAATCATCACGACGAGTAAAACCGTTACCGACCTGGAAAAATCAACCACGGAGCAGATGACCACACTGAAGTCTCAGGTCGGGGATATGTCTTCAACCGTTCAGCAAACTGCATCCACCGTGGCGGATTTAAACGGGAAACTTGGTGCGCAGTGGGGCGTGAAGGTCAACACGTCCTCCGGCGGTAAGAACTACGTGGCGGGTATCCAGCTGGGGATTGATGGCAGCGGTCAGTCACAGTTCCTGGTGCAGGCTGACCAGTTCGGAATTTATGTGCCTAACGGCGATAAAAGCAATCTGGCCTTCGGTGTCGACGGGAACGGCGCTTATATGCAACAGGCGATGGCCCGTAACCTGGTCATCGACTTCGCGCAGATCTCAAATAACATCCAGTCAACGAACTATGTAGAGGGTGTATCCGGGTGGGCGATTAATAAGAACGGCGGTGCGCAGTTCAATAATGCTATTTTCCGGGGACACGTTGAAGCGTCCAGTGGCTCCTTCCAGGGGAACATTAACGCGACCAGCGGATCATTTCGAGGCACCATTGATGCGACCGATGGGATCTTTCGCGGGACTGTACAAGCAAGCCGATTCATTGGTGATATTTGCTCGGCTGGGGTCTTCCCGGAAGGCAAGCGCCCTGACATCACTCACTACGATTCAGGTAATAACGGAGTCCCTAAAACTTACGCGGTTTCCGCTGTAGTGGCTTGCGGGGTTAGCTTCGTGGGTAAAATCCGCGTCTGGATAAAGGGTATTAAAGTTTCAGAGATTGGTGTGTCTGGCGCATCAGATAACGCGTCAACGCGCTACATACCTGTTTTCGGTGCGTTGTCTGGGGTTACTGATACGAATGTACGCTGTGAAGTCACCATTGAGGGTAGCGGAATTGCTAACTATAACGGCGGCTTTGTAATTATGACTCGATCTACGGGTTCATGGGCTTAACATTCAGGAGATGGCCCCGAAAGGGGCCGTAATAATATGGCAAACATTAGCGACGAATTAGCGGCCAGTATCCAGAAATGTTTCGACCGCACTTATGTGGATTTAGCAAATCAACAGCAGTTTTTATTTGGAGCCGGGAACGTGACGGTCACGAAGCCGGACGGTACAACGGGGACGGTAAAATCGTGGGCGCAGTTCCTGAGCGAATACGCCACGCGACAGCAGAACATCGACACGGCGCTGAAGGACGTAGCGAAGACGACGGCGACAAACACGTGGACGCAGGCGCAGACGTGGAATGTAAGCAGCACCTTTAAAAACAACCTGACGGTCGACAAGAACCTAACGGTTAACGGAAATTTAAACGGCGTACAGATTGCCGGGTCTCATATCGAGCTAACCGCACCAACGCCTTATATTGATTTTCACTATGGCAATAGTACGGCTGACTACACGCATCGCATCATCCCCGAAGACGGCGCGCTTGCCGTGTCACCTGGCTGGCGTGTATACGGTAATCAGCGGACGTTCGGGGCTAATACCCTTGAAGGCAATCTCTGGTGGGGATTCATTGCTACGCGATTCGACGAACCTGGCGCGCCAGCGAACGGCACGATCCTGACGTCGCCTAATGCTTGTTGGCGGTTCAAGGTGCGAGGCAAAGACAGCAAAGGCGCAGAAGCAGGGATGGCGACGGCGTGGTTTGAAGAACAGGTCGGCACTAACCACCGCCTGACGTTTAGCGTTCAGGGATTCAACGCTAACCAGCAATGGTGGAGCTTTTACAGCGACGGGAGGATCGCAGGTAGTCAGAACGGGAACGTGCAGTTCCAGGGAACATCTGACGCTCGCATGAAGCACGACATCAAGCCGACCGATGGCCAGCTATCTGTTGAGCGTATCAGGGCGCTTGAATTGGTCACGTTCGTCTATAACGACGACGAGCAGGGAAGGACGCGCCGGGGGATTATCGCGCAGCAGGCGCAGGAGGTTGACTCTCAGTACGTGAAGAACGTCGCCATGTCCTACATGAAGGACGGTGAACAGTTGAACTTCGACCGCCTTCAGCTAGACAACAACGTGATTATAATGGACACACTGGCTGCGGTAAAAGTACTGATTAAGCGAGTAGACGAACTGGAGAAGAGATTGTCTGCATGTGAAAGCCAGTAA